TACTGAAAAACAAGTCGATACTAAATTTGTGTATAATTCGGATGAATCAATCAAGTGATATACATACTGAAAAACAAGTCGATACTAAATTTGTGTATAATTCGGATGAATCAATCAAGTGATGATTAATATTAATTAAAAAAAATGAATATAATAAGATTATATTTATATTTAAAAAATGAGATATATTTTGAAAAAGGTAATAACATCATTTGATCAAGTTAATTGGGATAAAGTTACAAAAAATGGTTCAATCACTATATTAGAGTGTGATCATAATAAAATTACATCATTTAGGCATTTACCTAATACTATTACAAATTTAAAATGTAATTATAATCAAATTACATCATTTAAATATTTACCAGACACAGTAAAATATTTAGAATGTAGTAATAATTTAATTTCATCATTCCAGGATCTTCCTAATAGTATAATTAAATTAGGATGTGATTATAATCAAATATCATCTTTTAAATATCTACCAAATAGTATTATTAAATTATATTGTAATCATAATATGATAACATCATTTATGTATCTACATAACAGGATAGATGTATTAAAATGTAATCATAATCAGATAACAACATTTCAATATATACCGAATAGTGTTACTGAATTGGAATGTTGTTATAATTTAATTAATAGTTTTGAATATATTGTAAGTTGTAATAAATTAAATATAGATGATAATTTAATAAGATCATTTAAATATTTACAGGAAGGGTTGATTGAGTTGTATTGTCGGAATAACGAAATCAGTTCATTTGAGTATTTACCATCAACAGTAATTAAATTATATTGTTCCAATAATAATTTAATTAACTTTAAGTATCTTCCAGAAGGGTTGATTGAGTTATATTGTCGGATTAACGAAATCAGTTCGTTTGAGTATTTACCAACAACATTAAATAAATTATATTGTTGTGGTAATAATTTAACTAATTTTAAGTATTTGAAATCAAACGTGACAGAATTATCGTGTGATAATAATGAAATTACATCATTTGAATATTTACCAGTTGGTATAAAAATTTTATTATGTAAGAATAATATAATTACAAGTTTCGAGTATCTTTCGAATACAGTAGAAATTTTATGTTGTGATTATAATCAAATAAGTAATTTTAAATATTTACCAACTAGTGTGATTGATATAAGATGTAATTATAATGAAATTACGACATTCGAGAATTTGCCGGACACAGTAATAAGGATGAGATGTAATCATAATAAAATCACATCATTTAAATATCTGCATAATAAAATGGAGATATTATATTGTAAATATAATATGATTGATACAACGGAATATTTAGTGTATTCTCCAAAATATATAATAAGTGATATTAAAATCAATAAAGATGAAATAGATAAGAATAGATTTAAGCATGGGAATGAAATAATCAAACAAATTACAAATAATATATATGTAACAAAAATACAAAAAGTATGGCAGAAATATTGGTATAATGATTTAATAAAAGTTGATGATACATTAATGAATCGATTTGGGAAGTATTGTTGGGAACAAATGTGAAAAATGGTAGACACGACGAAATATTTGATATATTCTTCCAAATATATAATAAGTGATATTAATGAATTGATATGGGAAATATTGTTGGGAAAAAATGTGAAAAATGACAGTTGAGAAAATAAAATATGGATGTATAAATGGAGTTAAGTAAAGTACTAGAAATATTGGGGACAAAATATGTGAATATACATAAACCTAAATATATTTATGTGGGAGAATATATGAATGTAAAATATGCCATTAAAATAATAAAAATTAAAAAGGTTGAAATCAGGAATAGAGTGATAAATGAAATAAAGATTCTTCAAATTTTAAAAGAATATACAATAGACAATATAGTATCAATAATTGAGTCATTTGATTTCGATAATTATATGGTTATAGTAACTAATTTTATTGAAGGGGATGATATGGTAGATTATAATTATGAAGATTATAATAATATTAAATTATTAAAGATAGTATATGAAATAGTTAAGACAATTAAAAAGTTGCATGATTTGAGGATAATACATGGAGATATTAAATTGGATAACATTATGTATGATGGAACTAAGATAATATTAGTAGATTTTGGATTTTCCAGATACGATGATGATTTTGAATCAAAATGTATGGGGAGTGTTAATTATACGCCAATAGAAGTGTTTAATCAAAATGTTAAATGTCAAAAATCAGTTGATATTCATTGTTTAGGAATTACAATATATGTATTATTAAGTCATAAATTTCCATATCATGGTGCGAATGATAGAGATTATATTTTAAATGTAACGAATAAATTAGTACTACCAGATATGATTATATTTGATACATCAACTGATGTAAAATTAAATAAAATCGGTGAAGTAATAATGAAAATGATTGACAAAGATTGGAATAACAGACCTAATATTGATGAAATCATATCAGTGTTAGAAGATCATGATGAGATTTTAAATAAAACTGAATCGTTAAAAATGAAATGATTTGTTGTTGTCAACAAATAGAACGATTTAATCAAGTGTAGATGATATAACCACCAGAAACGATGTAAATCATTGATATATACTCAGTCCATTTAATTGTTAACTATACTCACCATCAAAACATTCATATTAATCTATCTAAATTTTTGATTTAATAATAGATTATATATATTTTTATAAATGAAATTCAGAATATTGTATAATAATCCAAAATAATATATAATACACGTATGTTTAAAGTTTATAGAAAAATTAGTGAATAATATATGCAGTTATCGTTAACTAAGATAAATTATACAACAATGATATTTAAATAATATAAATTATAATACAATGATATTGAAAAATAAAAAAATTATCGAATAATGCCCACTTGATCAGTTATTGTTAACTAAGACAAATTATAATACAATAATATTTAAAGATTATTGAAAAATAAGAAAATTAGTGAATAATCGGTCGCTTGAGTAGTTATTGTTAACTAAGGCAAATTATAATACAATGATATTTAAAGATTATTGAAAAATAAGAAAATTAGTGGATATCCGCCCATACGGGCGGTTATCTTTAAATAAGATAAATTATATTACAATGATATTTACATATTATTGAAAAATAAGAAACTTAGTGAATAATCGGTCACTTGAGCAGGTATTGTTAACTAAGACAAATTATAATACAATGATATTTAAAGATTATTGAAAAATAAGAAATTTAGTGAATATCCGCCCATTTGGGCGATTATTTTTAAATAAGATAAATTATAATACAATGATATTTAAATGTTATTGAAAAATAAGAAAATTAGTAAATAATCGTCCACTTGAGCAGTTATTGTTAACTAAAATAAATTATAATACAATGATATTTAAAGATTATTGAAAAATAAGAAATTTAGTGGATATCCGCCCATTTGGGCGGTTATCTTTAAATAAGATAAATTATAATACAATGATATTTAAAGGTTATTGAAAAATAAGAAAATTAGTAAATAATCGTCCACTTGAGCAGTTATTGTTAAATAAAATAAATTATAATACAATGATATTTAGATATTATTGAAAAATAATAAAATTAGTGAATAATCGTCTACTTGAGCATTTATTGTTAACTAAAATAAATTATAATACAATGATATTTAAAGATTATTGAAAAAATAAGAAAATTAGTGGATAACCCCCGCTTGAACAGTTACCGTTAAATAAGATAAATTATAATACAATGATATTAAAACTTTATCGAAAAATATAATTTATAATACAATGATGTTTAAATAAGATAAATAAAGATAATATAATTATATTATCTTTATTTATATAATTATTCTGTTATGTTTTTTTCTAAAATTATTCTGGTATGTTTTTTTTATAATTATTTTATTGATAAAATAATTATATTATTTTTATTTCTAAAATTATTCTGGTATTTTTTTCCTACAATTATTTTATCGATAAAATAATTATATTATCTTTATTTCTAAAATAATTTTGGTATTTTTTTTCTATAATAATTTTATCGATAAGATAATTATATTATCTTTATTTCTAAAATTATTTTTATTTCCAAAATTATTCTGGTATGTTTTTTTATAGAATTATTTTATTGATAAAATAATTGAATTATCTTTATTTCTAAAATTATTCTGGTATGTTTTTTTCTATAAGTATATTATTGATCAAATAATTTTATTATCTTTACTTCTAAATTTATTTTGGCGTGTTTTTTTCTAGAAGTATATTATCGATCAAATAATTTTATTATTTTTATTTCTAAAATTATTCTGGTATATTTTTTTTAGAATTATTTTATCGATAATAAAATTTTATTATCTTTATTTCTAAAATTATTCTGGTATGTTTTTTATATAATTATTTTATTGATAAAATAATCCGATTATCTTTATTTCTAAAATTATTCTGGCATGTTTTTTGTAGCATTATTTTGGCATTTTTTTTCTATAATTATTTTATCAATAATCTAATTCTATTATCTTTATTTCTAAAATTATACTGATATGTTTTTTATAGAATTATTTTAGAATTATTTTAAAATTATTCTAGAATGTTTTTTTGTAGTATTATTCTGGTGTGTTTTTTTTAGAATTATTTTGGAATTTTTAGTTATAGTATTATTTCTAAAATTATTTATTTCTAAATTTATTTTATGCATATTTTAGATTTTTTAAATATAATTATATCATCTTTATTTATAAAATTATTATAATATGTTTATTTCTAAAATAATTATTTTTCAAATAATATAATTTATAGTACAATGATGTTTATATGTTATTTAATAATAATTTTATTATTAACCTACTTGGATAATAATTGTTAAATAATATGATCATCGAACAGTTGAATTATTATTTTTAAATAATATAATTTATAATACAATGATGTTTAAAAATAATTTTATTATTGACTCAATTGAATAATTGTTTTTAAATATGATGATCATCACCAGTTGATGAACTATTTTTAAATAAGATAATCATCACCAGTTGATGAACTATTTTTAAATAAGATAATCATCACCAGTTGGATAATTATTTTTAAATAATATGATTATCACCAGTTGATGAATTATTTTTAAATAATATGATCATCACCAGTTGATGAATTATTTTTAAATAAGATGATCATTAACAGTTGGATAATTATTTTTAA